TACTCCTCTATAACTAAATGTTTTGTTAAAACCTGGAGAAACTTTATGTTGATAAACATTGAAAGAACCAGGAACTAATCCTTTTTTTGTTAATAGTCTAGACCTCTCTACAGCTGATAATTTTTGTTCATCTTGTGTTAATGTAACAAATGCCTCTTTTTGACCTGATACAATTGTTTCTTGTTTTTTTCTAGCCCCTTCTTTATTGACAAAATAAGTTTGGTCTTTAACTCTTTGACCAAATATATCACTTCCTTGTGAAATAATATCAGTTTTACACTCAAATCCACCACCACTTGACTTAGACCACTCAAAGTTTTGAATATATCCTAAAACAGCATCAAAATTTCCTTTACCTTGATTAATAACTTCTTCTCTTAATGATTTTGGTTTACTAATAATTTTTAAACCTTCTGGTGTAATAAAAGAAGTTTTTTCTTCATCTGGATAAGACCAACCCCACTCAACATAAACTAATCTGTTTGAAGTTAAAAATCTTCTTGATAATCTTTCTAAATCATCTAAGTGAAAACACCTCCAAGATACTGAAACGGTACGAGTAAAATAAACATTGGAAGTAGATTGATATTCTGATGTTAATGATACAACGCCTGGTTTTGGTTTAAATGCAGATGAATAATTTTTATCTTTTTCAAACTTATATTTATTACCTTGTTTTTGAATATCAGTATACAATTCGTGGCCATAGTTTATTGGACTAAAATTTACTTCATCACCTTGACCACTATATTCTTGATTACTTAAAATTATATCTAAATTATCAAGTTTCCCATCTGCGGTTGTGAAATCAAATTGGTCTGGTCTTCCTGCCGAGTCTAGTAATTTTGGTGATGATAACATACTAATATACGGTGTTTTAACTATATTTTTTTGAATTTCTTTTCTTGGATTTTTGCCACCAGTTGATGCATAGGGATTTTTCGTTCTTTTTAGAACCCCTTTTCTCTTGTTTAAGGTTTTTTGAATTTCTGCGTGAATTGGGTAACCTATTGCCATATTGTTACCTGTTCATTGATTTGAATTTATTTAATATATCTTGTATTTCTCTTGGAATACGAAGTTGTCCTTTAAAGTTTTCTGTATTTAGTGCTGTAAAACCTTTTATTCCATTTGCTTGTGCAATAATCCACCACAAAGTTGGGTCTTTGTAATACTCATTTGCTAAAATATCTAACCTTGTTCCATAAGTTGGTGTAATAAATATGTCTGAATTTTTTATAGGTATTTTAGGATACATAGTGTATGAATACACTCTATTCAAATCTTTATTTCTTTTTACTCGTGTGTCTTTATATCTACTCATTAGTCAAGTCCTATCGATTTTTTCCAAGCGTCTGAAAGAGATTCTTTTAATTCTTGTCGGAAAGTTTTTTTGTCAATCCACTCATTTCCACCACCTTTCTTACCAGGACTTCTATCTGGGTTTATACCAACAACTGACTGATTTCCCTTTACTGGAAATGTTCCAGAGCCGTCACCAGATTTATCTGATAACCAGTTTAGTTCAAAGTGTTTTCCTTTAGCGTTTGGTAAGTATTTTCCAATGTAAACATATTCAACAGCTATCTGACAATAATGTGGTAATTGTAAATTATCTTCTATTTCCCAAGTTGAATTATCAGGAATTGACAAGTTAACTGATGAAAGATATCCGGGTGTATCACTATATAATTTACCAATAGTTAAAGTTGTGATTGGTGATACCATAGTCATCCCACCATACGCATCCACATAATTAGGATAACACATACCATACAAATAATTTATTTTTTCCCATAGAACTGGCATTTCTTGTCTTGTTTTTGGGTAAACATCAAATGTAAAACTTACTTGTCTATTTGCTCCTTGATAAGTATGAACGTTTTCTGAACGACCGATATATCTTTCTTGATTATATTCAGTTGTTACATTGTCTGTAATACCAGTCAAAATTGCTCTGAATGTGATGTGTTTTTCATTATAAACATCATAAAATTTAAATGGTATAATATCTTTATTACTTGCATCTTTTCCATATGGAGTAATATTTACTTTGTCTACGTTTGCGGTTGATTTGTCACCTTTAACTGGTCCTTCAAATGCTCGTGATATTTTTGGATTGGTAGCAATAACTTTGCTTCCTTGAGAACCAATTGATTTCACCTTTCCATACGCTTTAGCTTGATATTTTGCTAACTTAACATCTTCATTGATATTGAACGCTTTTTCAATTGAATCAAGTGGGTCATCTTTAAAATTTTTAACAGCTTTTCTAATGGTTTCAAAACCTCTAGCAACACCAACAATGTTGGAAACTACTGGATTTCCATAAAATATTGAATTTTGTTTTATCAAGTTTTCATAAGTATCTTCTAATGGAACATTTACTATTCCGAATCTTTTCAGTCCTTTCAAGAATGTACTAGCAGTTGTATCAATGTTATCAAATACATTTGACTTACCTTCTGATGAGATTGTAGATTCTAATTCATTGATTTCTCTGCCTGATTTTTCATAAGGACTATCTGGTTTATATGTTCCTCTGAAATTATTTAAGTTTGATTTTAAGTCTACTAATGCCATAATTAATTTGCCATACTTGTTCTAAATAACTTTTGTTCTCGTAATGATGATTCACCCAACTGGACTAATTTCATTAATGCGTTTACATCCATACCAACAGCTCCCGCGGCGAATCTAATCTGTTGAGCTGATAATCCTTGTACTGCTCGTAATTGAGTTGCTAATTCTCGTTGTGCTTCTGCTATTCGACCTTGTGAAGTTAATATTGCAACTCTATCCAATCTTATTTGTTTACCCGTGATAATGGACAATGTTTGTTCTTTTTCAAGTCTATCCGTGATGTTTAATAAGTCATCACCAAATTGAACAATACTACTAAATTCTAATCCAACTTTTCTTGCTGCGGCTGCGGCTTTAATTAAATTCTCTTCTCCTCTACCAATAAATGAAGCGAAAGCGTTAGCATCTGAAGCTAAATCTGAAAATACGACTGATGGTGCTACACCTTCTGCTCTTGCTAGACTTGCTATTGTTTCGATAGTGTTTAGTGCTAAGTCTTTTGATTGTCCTGTTGCTGCACTAACTGTTGCTAACAAATCAACTGCTTCTTTATTTCCTAAACCAATGTTTCTAGCGGCTCTTGATAGTTCAAGAGAGAAACCTACCGTCTTTACATTTATTTCACCAAATGTTTCTGCTAATGCTGTAAATGTATTTTTAACATCGTCTGATTCTAACATAAATGCTTTTGATGCAAATGTAGCGGCTCTCAATGCTCCTGTAATCTTTGTAGCTTCTATAGCAGTTAAACCAAAGTCTCTCCTAAGTTCTTGTGCATCTTTTACTAAAGTAAAAAGAAATTTACCAGCGGCTAATATTGCTGCTGCTATTGCTAACATAGGATTTGCTAACAACACCGATATAAATGCTCTTGCATTTTTCACAAGATTAGTCATACCAGTTCCTAGTTTGTAAACACTTTGAAGTTGTTTGTCTGTAAATTTTAATAATGTAGCTTCTAATTTTACTCGTTGAACTGCAGCTTTTCCAACATTTTCATCAACTTTTAAGCCGGTTCTTTTATTATTTATAATCTCATTAACAACACCATTAATATCTTCCTCAATACCTAGTGCTGAAGATAAACTTGAATTAACATCATCAGATGTTGATTGAAGGTCTTTTAAAGCTTGTTTTAAGTCTTTAGCTATATCCATAGACTCTTTACTAGGTCTACCCATTTTGATTTTTGGTGCCATAAATTTCCTATTTGTTTGTATTTAATTTAGATTAAAAGTTTCTTACGATATCAGATGTTCTTTTTAGCTCTTTTTTTCTCTCTGATTTACTCATTTTATTCAATCTTCTTCTATTTTTTTGAAGAAGTGAGTCAACCGTATCTAAATCTTTAGCTAACTCAGGGTCTTGTTTTCTAAGTTTTTTCATAGCCGCAGATTTATTCTGGTCAAAAGCTTTTTTGAAAACCTTTTCTAAAAAATTATCAATTATATTTTCGTTTAGATTTTTGTATTTTGCCATAAGATTTTTCTTTCAGTAATAAATATAAAGAAGTTAGGTTTTTGTGTTAGGATTTGTGTTATAACTTGAGTTGGCTTTATTGTAAGCCTTTTGTTCTTCTTGGTACTCTTTTACTAATCGTTTAAAATAAAATTGTCGTAGATAAACGGGTAGGTTGTAGATTTCTGAAAAAGTAAATCCACCTTTTGAATAAAAGATTATTTGAAAAATTTGTTCGTGAATATCTCGTTTATATTCGGGACTCAGGCCAAAAAAACCCAACGGTAATAGGAACCGTCGCTGTCTCCTTTCCACCTTGACTATTTTGAACTTCTGTTCTAAAATCGATGGTAGGTGTAATGGATGTGACGTGTTTTCTGAACGCTAATGAATCAACTGATAAAAATTCATTATCAACAAAGTTATTGATAAATTTTCTATCTTCATTCCCATCAACTGAAATAATTTGATATTTTAAACGAGTTGAATTTTCTGGTTCTATGTCTTTATACACCTTTTTTAATGCTTCTACTTCAACTGAAATTTGTTTTTCTAGTTTACTTGTAGTAAGTTGGAATACTAGTTGTCTTTCTGTTTTTGGTAACTTAAAAGTAAAAATATTTCTTCCTTTTTCAACATCAGATAAATCAACTTCTGTTTCTTTTAATTTTGTCAAGTCTATTTTACCTTTAGTATTTTCACCAAAACTATCGACATAATTAAATTCATAATTTTTACCATATGCTAATATTCTTGCTCCAACAATAAGTGCATTCTTATCACCAATCAATATATCATCTAATTTAATAGATTTATCAACGATTAATGTTTCTAATAATTTGTCTAATACCACACCTTGTTGAATTAAATTAACTGATGTTAAGATATCTTCTTCTTTTGCGGTCATATATTTCATTTCTATCTTACCACTCGACAATGGATTGTCTTCTGTGTAGAAATGCCCCTTTGACGGTAGTTCTATGAACTCCGTAGGGAAGCTAGTTTGTGTCATTGTTACTCCTTTTGTTAAAACCTTTTAAATAACTATATTATTTTTTATTACTAAAAATTTTCTCAGCACCTGCGATACCGAAACAACCTAAAGTAATTATTACAAATGAATTGTAAATGAATTCTTGTATTACTAATTCGTTTCCAAACGCACCAGTAACCATATCAACTATACTTGTTATTGTCATTACTGCGAAAGACATAAAACCAATTATTGATTTTTCATTGTATTCATTTTTATCTTTAAATATTTCACTAAATCCCATTATAATCTCCTATATAATTTTATTTGGGTCTGGGTATAATAAATATACTACACTACTACCACTTACTCTCGAAACACCTAAATCATATACAGTGTCTGGTTGAAATTCTGTAACGGCTACCGTTTCTCCGTGTTGAGAAGTAAGAACCGAATCAGAAGCTGATGCTGGAGCTCCAGAACCAGATATAAAGAATCCGGTAGAACCTTTTTCTGAACCAGTTGCATAATAATCTTTTGCTGTTACTTTTACTATTTTACTGAATTTACTCATTATATTCTATCTCCTTAGAATTGTAAGATTGCATAATCATATTTTAGTGTTAATGCAATTTCAACTGGGTCTGATGTTCCGTAATCTAAGGTTCCAAAGTTAGCGGCTTCAATATAAGTTCCTTTTAAAGTCCACTCTTCAACAATGTCTCCGACTGGTCCTAATAGGTTAAATGTAATATCTTTTTTATAGAAGTCAGAATAACCTTGACGACCTGTTACTGATTCGTGATGTTCCCTAACCCATTCCATAACTGCTTGTGAAGCTGAAGGAACTACTGGGTCATATAAAGTAATTTCTAATGGTTGCCATGCACCTTTACCTTTTACATATCGTTTAACATTTATGTGTTCAAGTACAACTTCATCAAATTGAATGGAAGGTCTATTCATTGCTTTAATAGTAAAAGCTGGTATACCTTCAATATACATAATGAACCTATTCTGTGTTTTAGGTTCAAAAGGTGTAAACATAATCTCTGATGGGTCTAATAGTTCAGCCATTATAAATCTCCGTGTTTCATATTCAGTAATAAATATAACAAAACCGAAAAAATGATTAAATATATTTGATTATGTTTTGAAAGTTTTTTGAAAGTTTTATATGATAAAAAAAACCCCACTAAAAAGTGGGGCTTTTTCTTTATTTAACTATTATTCAGGGAATGTAGCACCTGTTGGTTGAACTACGAAGTCTAATACTATAAACTCTGCTGTTCTTGTTGGTTGAATAAATATCTGTCCGACTAAACGATTTCTATCGATTTCATCAGGAGTATTATTTGTATCATCCATAACCACTCTAAATGCACTTAAACCACTATTTGACTGAACATCCTCTAAAAAAGGATTAACAACATTTAAGAAACGATTTCTTGTTGCTGTTGTGTTCTGTTCAAATACTAAGAAACGAGAAGTTGATGCGATAAATTTCTTTAAAGAAATCAATAATCTTCTCACATTTACTCTGTCTAATGCACTTGGTTTTCCTTGTAGAGTCTTCTGTCCAAATACTACTACACCTTGTCCAGGGAAAGTAGCGATTGGGTTAACTCTATTTTCATACAACTTATCTCTCTCACTATGAGTTAGTCTTGTTTGTGCTTCAACAACATCTGTTAAACCACCACGATTTAGACCTGCTGGTGCGAACCATTCAAATGCTACCTCGTCATTGAATGCAATGACACCAGGTAAAACAACTGAAGGTGGTACCCACGTTGGTCTGTTAGTGTTTTCATCAAGAATTTTTACCCAAGGGTAATAAGTTGCTGTAAAGTTTGAATCCAATGAACTTATATTATTTGTTACTGTATCTACTGAATCGTTGTAAAGAGATGCATCAAGAACAAAGAATGTATCTGCTCTATCTTCAACCTTATTGATTGCGTGATTTGTAACGTTTGTATGAGTTCCGTGAATTACACCAGGTAACACTAACATATTGATATCAAACTCATCAGGATTACTTACTGCGTTAATAGCTCTTTTGTAAACAATAGAACCACTATCTGCTGAAGTGTTTAGATTAAACCCTTGTGTGTTTGAACCATCTATGTCTGTTCCAGTAGCGTAATGAGTTGCTGGATTTTTTCCATCAAATCCCCATTGGAAAGGAACTGAGAACTTTCTTTGTTCAATAGATGAACTAGCTAGTGTTATTAACGAATCTTGAGCTGTAAAGTTAGTTGCTACTGCTGTAGCTCCGTCTGAACCATTCATATTTTCAAGAGACATTGTTACGTTGTTACCAGTTATTGAACCAACTTTTGCAATTGGTGATAAGTATTCTCTGTTATTGAGATTACTAAAATCAAATCCATAGAATGCATTTTGGTCAAAGTCTGCTACTGATGAACTTTGGTTTGATTTGAATGAAGCTGTTACTATTTGTGTTGATACGATATCCGTTGAACCATAAGGAACATTTAGTGTATTGAATCCAAAAGGAACAACAGTAGTTGGGAAAGTTTCTAAATTTGAAAAGTCTCCAACTCTAACGTGTTTACTTCTGTTTTCATAATCACCATAATAAGTTAATTTACCATTTGAGTCAATAGATACGTGTCTATCACCAATTACTCTTGCGAAATAATTAGTTGCTGTTGGGTCAAATGTTAAATTATCAAATTGTTCCATTACTGAGTCATTACCAACTCTACTTGAGTCATTGTCAAAGTTTACTGAACGCACTTGTAGTGAAAATGTTCCGTAATCAGAACCAGCAACACTACCAGCATCTTTTACATTTAAGATGTTGATTTTAAAGTGTTGATTTACATTACTTCCGTGTGAACGAGTGTAAACTCTAAACAAGTTAGACCTTGAACCACCAATGTTTTGTGATTGTATGTAAGGTGTTCTTGCGTATTGATAATCAGCATTACCTGTCCAGGTAGCGGCTGTTCCGTCATTGTTAAATGCGGTAGCACCATCTGAAAGGTTTAGTCCTATCACTTCACTAGAAGCTGTTAGGAAACTACCTGTTAATTTTGATTTTAAATCACCTTGCAGTGTTTTAAAATTTTTGTATAAATATACTGGTTCAGTATTGTTTTGTGGGTCCGATGTTATTACCTTGTCAATATAATTACCACTACTTGTATCAAATGATATTTGTTTTTCAACATTACCACTTGATGCTGTAATACGTAAGATTGAACTCGATATATTACCAAGACTAACATCTCCTCCACCATTAAAAGAACCAACAAAACTAGCGTCACTTATTGCTTTTCTTGTAGGTGCTAAAATTGCTAATAATTCTTCATTAGCTATAGAAGCTGACGATTGTGGTCCATCTGAACCAGAAACGAAAATGTTTATTGTGTTTGCTTGATAACCACCGATTGATAATACACGAACAATTGTTACTGTACCAGCAGATTTTAAATATTGTTTAGCTGTATAAGGTACATAGAAACGAGAATCTAAAGTCCCAAATATCTCTTCAAACTCACTAAAATTACTGATGATTGTTGGTGTGAACGCTGGACCTTTTTGTGTAGGTCCTACTAATGCGGCACCAATCTCAGAAATTCCTTGTGGTAAGAATGATAGGTCTTTTTCTCGTGTAAATACACCAGGGCTAACTATTCTTTCTGCCATTATTTTTCTCCGATTGATTGAAATTAAAACTAATAATAAATATCAGCTTAGAATCTCAAACGTGTTTTACGATATTAATTTTTTTAGTTACTATCAGTTTGTTCTTGTGGAACCGCGGTATACTCACCCGTACTTGGGTTAAGTGAACCTGGACCATATTTTTCAGTTAATGAACTTACTAATTCAGATTCTTTTTGACGAGTTTCTTCCCAATTTTGTTCTAATTGGTTCTCTCCATCATCAAGATTTTTCATCTGTCTTTCTAAATTAATACGACTAACTTTTAATTGACCAAACTGAGTTGAAATACTTGCATAAGTATTCTGTAACTCTTGTAATGATTGAAGCTCTTCTTCAGAAAATTTTACCGCTTCACCATCACTCATTTGACTTTTTAGTTTTGTTTTTTCAGCCATTTTATAACTCCTTATAGTTTTACTGCTTTATATCTACGACCTGAACTATCATTGTTTTGTAACTCAACTGCTTTTTCCCAAGCTTCTGTTTCGCTTGCATACGAAAAAGTTTCTGTATCACCAGAACCACTAAGTTGACTCCAAAATTGTTGTTTTGTTGCCCAACTAGGGTCTGACGAACCTGTTAAAAAATATTGTTTTACTACTGTCCAACTCATATGTATATAAATATCATCTTGTTTGTTATTATTACATTTTATTTTAAACGGGACCTCTTTTTCCCATCCAAATTCTTTTAAATTCATCTCTATTATCTTGTTCACCCATAATTATCTCTGGTGCATAATAGATATTACCTTCTCCCTCTAAATACCATTTTATTCTTGCTTCTTCTGGGATTTCTAATTCTACTTCGTGATAATTAATTCTATCGTTATCCCAATAATGATGATGATGTTCGTATCCCTCTGAATAAACTGAACTTGGTCTTAGTATATTGTTATACCAACTAACAATAGCTCCTTCTTTACAATATGGTGCAATCAACCAGGGAAAATTTGGTTTATTTTTCATATCACCATATGGGTCATAAAAGACTGCATCATACTTTTTATCTGTTGGTATACTATCAGCCCAATCACCTTTAACAGGAATTACATTTGGTTTATCTTCTGCCCATATTAATAGTCGTTCATATACCTCATCATTTATTTCTATAATTGTATGTGAATTAATATCGTGTGATTGTATATGTGTTGCACTAATACCCATACCAAATCCAGACTCTAAGATGTCACCACCATTTTTTGTAACTACTTCTGCGTGTTTGACCATTATCGGGTCTTCCCAATCAGACATTACTTCCCAACCTATTTCTGTGTCTAATATTTGAGTATCTGTAAATGTATATTTTGCTACAGCTGCTCTACCTTTCATAACCTATTATCTTCCTCCACCACTACCAGCTGAATCATCATAATTTCTTCTACATTCTAACATACTATGTGGTGCACTGGCATTATAATCTCCAAGACCAACTTCAAAATCACTTGTATTAAATAATTGATTTATTTCAGTTAAACTTGTATTTGTTTTATATGCACTTGAAATATTAGATTCATCATATGGGTCACCACCTTGTGCTGCATTCAACAAACTATCTGTTGCAGTTGAATTATCTGCTATTGCTGAACCACTTAAAAATATTTGTCCTGACGCATTTACTGCTGCTCCTGCCATTATTTATCTCCTTGTAATTTATTAATATCTTCTTTTAATTCTTCTATTTGAACTTGTTGTTCTTTAACAGCTTCTACTAATACAGCTACCATTTTATCATAATCTACCGTTAAGTATTCCTTATCATCAATCAAGGCCATTTTCTTTTCTCTAACAAGTTCTGGTAAAACTTTTTCTACCTCTTGTGCAATTAACCCTATATCTCTTTGTCCTTTTCTACCACCTTTATTCCAATCAAAACTTACACCTCTTAATTCTTTGATTTTATCTAAAGCGTTTGGTATTATTTCAACATTATCTTTTAATCTTTTATCTGACACCGTAGTTGAAGCGGCTATAACATCTCCGTCTGCGTGGAAATCTCCATCGTGTTGGAACTGAAATTCGTTTGATACTCCACCACTTCCTTGTAAATAGACATTTAATATAGATGAAGCATGTCCTGCTACCAATAAAATACCAGCACTATCTGATGTTACACCTGATTCGAAATATGTGCCGTGATTGCTTGTAGAAGTTCTTGTTCTTGTATCTGCAGATGTTCCGTGTGTGTGAAAAGGTTGTGAAGGTGAATTAGTTCCAATTCCAATTCTTTCTGCACTTGCATCAAAATACAAGACATTATCATTAGTATCTCCACAAAAACTAAAATCTCTATTTCTATTATCTTTATTAAAATATGATATTCTTGGGTCTGAACCTGCTGAAGATAATTCTAACAAATTCTCTCCATCAACATAATGTTCAACTATACCATTAGATTGTTCACGAATATATGTGTTGTTACCATCACCGTCAAGATAGAGATATTTTCCTGCAGGAATTCTAACATTTCCCGCTGAACGAATTTCTCCAAACGAACCAGTTGAAGTCATTGAACCACTAATATTTCCGTTGAATACAAATAAATCATATCCCGTTACTCCATTACCTATTCCAACCCATTTGTCTGTATAATCAATTTGAATTGAAGCACTGGTTCTGTATTCTGCTAAACCTCCGTCATCGGCACCAATTTGATAATAACGACCATTATGTTGATAAGGTAATCCTGTAAACCATTCCATACCGGAAGTTCCAGTATCAGTCATAAAGATACCATTACCTCTATCTTCATATCCTTGCATTAACATACTAACTGTATAAGAACCATTTGTTCCTTCATTATTTGCAGTTAATTTTAAAGTTCTTTCGTTTCCTTCTGAAACAATATTTACCCTAGCGTCATTGGCTACATTGGCTCCCGCGGCTGATGCATTTCCTATTTCAAGAGAACTACTTGGCATATAAAGTTGTGTTTTAACTGCCGCACTTAAAGTAGCTTCTGAATGTCCTCTCATTGCAATGTGTCCGTTTGTTCTACCTGCACCTGATGAACCACTTACAAATTGTAAATTACCAGCGGTATTAGACATATCGTCTCCACTTACAAATACTGACCAACTTGCACCTATCCAACTTATACCTTCACCAGCACCAGGGTCATTGAATTGTAATAAATTGACTCCAGAAATGGTAGAATTCAACATCTGTAATGTCATATTAGAAGAATCCATATACATAAAGTCTTTGACACTTCCACCATCATTTACTGAAAATCTAATATCTTTATCAGATGCACTTGATGATATATGTAAATCACCTGTATTGTTTATTATTTTGGAATTAGTTGCATCGTGCCTCATTTCTAAATCATCACCATTTCCAATTGCGAGTTGTTTATTATCAACAACTCTTACATCTCGATTGAAAGTAGTTTTAGTTATACTACCATCTAATGTTATGTAAGGTGTAGCTCCACCAGTACCATCATCACATCTAAATATCATATCTCCATCATCTACATACTGGTCTATATAAAAATTACCAGTAGAGTTTGTTAAGAAAGTATTACTTCCATTGTGGAAGAAAGCACCATCTCCTGCATTACCTACTTCAAAGGTAACACTATCAGGAGTTCGTATTGTTTTGTTAGCATAAGTTCTTGCTTCACTACCATCTAATGTTATGTAAGCAGTCATACCACCAGAACCATCATCTCCATATAATACAGTATCTGCGTCATCTACAGTATTTCCTATACGAAGTTCTCCAACATAATTATACATATAAGAGTTTGTTCCATCGTGCCAAAATCTTAAATCGTTACCAGCACCAAGTCCTAAAACAGCATTATCATTTACCATAAAGACACTACCATTTTCACTTGCATCTATTTGAATTGCGTTTATGTGACTTCCACCATCATTAACCGATAAAAACATATCTGCATCAGAAGTGTGATTTCTTATTTGTAAAGTTCCAGTATTATTTCCCCAAACTGAATTAGTTCCATCGTGAATAAAATAAATATCGTTACCAGCACCAATGTATAAAACTTGATTATCGTTAGGAAGTTTAACAGAACCTACATCACTTGCATCTATAATAATAGAATCAACACTTGAACCACCATCATTTACTCTAAAATAAATATCCCTATCACTAATAGTAGAGTGTATGAAATTAATATTACTATCGTGAACTATTTGTAAATCATTACTTGCTCCAAATCTTGCTCTAACACCATCAGGAAAATCCATATTCTTTGCTACATTAATCGTAGAAGCACTACCATCTAATGTTATGTAAGCAGTAGTTCCACCAGAACCATCATCGCATCTTAATATAATATCTTTATCATCTATTGTTTGGTCTATGTATAAATCACCAGTTCCATATTGTTGTATAAAACTATTACTTCCATTATGTTGGATTCTTAAATCATTACCTGTTCCAAAGTATAAAACTGAACTATCTGCAAAGAAACCACTATCTTCTACACTTATTGGTTTTTTAAAATCAGTTCTTACTGTACTACCATCTAATGTTATGTAAGCAGTTGTTCCACCTGAACCATCATCAGTAGATAATATAATATCTTTGTCATTGGCTTTATTATAAATTTGGAAGTCTCCAACTTCGTTTTCAATGTAAGTATTACTACCATCGTGCCATATTTCTAAATCATCACCATTTCCCATTGATAATTTAATACTATCTTTGAACTGCATTGATGATGATATTTGCATATCACCTCTTGGATTTCTAAAAACAACATTTCCGTCAAAGTGTTCTATGATTAATTGTTCTGCATCACTCGCTGATGTGTTTCTACTGGTTAATATTCTGCCGTGGTCGTAAGTATCGGCAAAAATCAATGTTGGTTTTCCACTTCCACCGGTGTGTCTTATTCTTGCAGTTCCTCTATTGTTTGAATCATCATCTTGAATATCTAGTGCATATCTGTTTGCTCCTCTACCATCATCTGCGTCAATTCTAAGTGTTGAATTTGTATTACCAGCACTATTAATTTCAAATTTATGACTTGGTTCTGTTACTCCGAATCCAAATGTTCCATTGTGTCTAAAAACTGCTCTTGGTGCAACACCAGGATTTGAACCTGCATTTTTTGTAAAGAATAATAAATTACCACCAGATAGTCCTGCTGTTCCAGTGTTTTCTAAATAAGTTGCAATACCAGCAAGATGTATATGAGCATCTGCATTCCCTTGAGTGTGATTCCAATAAATTCCACCAACTTGTTTATCGTTAGTGCTATGATTAGAATCCAACATTAAGAAGGCTCCTTCTGAACCGGATATTATTGCGAAATTACCCGAACTAGATGGTTGGAAATAAGTTGCACCAGTATTGATTTTATGTGGTCTACCTACACTAAATATCCTAGAAGTAGTTGAACCAACTGAAGCACTAACAAATTGTAAACTACCACCTGAATTTGTAGATAAATCATTTGGTGAACAAAAAACTTGAAAACTACTCCATTGTAAACCCTCACCTGGGCCGTCATCACTAAATACTAAATTATTAACACCATTTATGTTGGTATTGTTCATATCAATACCTATATTACCAGTTGCTAAATTAAATCCTGTGATATGTCCAAATGAACCAGTTGAAGTTAATGAAGCACTTACATCACCCGCAACTTCTAATAGTGCCGTTGGTGAATTTGTGCCTATTCCTACCATTCCATTATCAGCAATTCTCATTCTTTCAGCATTACCCTCATACCATACATGGCCGGTTGTTGTTGATGCGGCTCCATAAAGCACTGCACCACCTGCGTAAGCATTATCTGTTGGGCCGACATAGACATTATTATTTGAATGTATTCCAAGTAATCTTATATCATCACCATCGGCATCTTCACCAGAGAAAAATGTGTTATTAGAAACTAATACATTAGAACCAGTAACATTTAATGAACCAGTAAATCTATGAGCGTCTGCATTATCATCACCAAATTGTGTAGAACCAGATGAAGTTGCAATAATTTGATTAACAAATTCAGTTCTAAATTCTTTTGCTATAATAGACCCAGATGTGGTAATATTTCCTGATACATGCAGTGAACCTGTTATTCCAACATCTCCTGCTACTAATAATTTTTCATCTCCTATATTACCTCTAGCGGCTCCTATTGTTGCGTGATTTTTTCCAGCATCAAGATAAAGTAAATTTTCGTCATCTGCTCCCTCAAATCTGAAATTTATATCAAGACTATCTTCATTAAAAATTGTTGTGTTTCCACTTGGGCCTAACTTTATAATTTCTTGATTATTTACAAAAAACTCCATTTTTGAATTACCAACTACTTGTATTTTATTGTAGTCTGTTGTAGAAGAATTATCTCCAATTTCAATAGCAGCAGTTCCGTCTGATGATAAGAATCTTGCGGCTGTTTCATAAGGACTTGTTACGGTTAAAGGATAATATCCAGCACCACCTGTTATTTTCAAACCAAATGCATTGTGTTCAATAATACTGCCGTTTATTGGTTCTACTATTCGTAGTCCACCGAATGAACCAGTTGAAATTGATGAACCACTAATTTTTCCGCTTGGTGGTGTTAATAATAAATCTGTTGTGCTTCCATCTAATGTTAGGTAAGTTTCTGTTCCACCAGAACCATCATCTGATTTTAAAATAACATCTTTATCATTTGCTTGATTAGATATTGTTATGTTTCCAGAAGTATTTGTAATTGTAGAATTACCATCGTGCTTTAATTTTAAATCTCTACCATTTCCTAAGTTTACTATTGCTGAGTCAGGAAGAAGTATATGATTTTTAACTTCTACATTACCAAATGAACCTGTTCCTACTAAAGAACCACTTATTTGTGAGGCTGTTATTATTGATTTTGACATATTTACATTTTCCTAATCATACATTTAATTAAACTTGAATTTCCTGATGCATTTTCTAATGCTTGAGCTATAACTTTTCCAAACATTTCTTTCTTTAATAAATATCCATTTTCTAATTTTTTACCGTGGCCTTGTTTAGTTGATGTAGTAATAAAGTCACCCTCTTTTACATCACCCGTTACTAATACTGGTTCCGCTCCCATTACTATCGGTTCGTCTTTTCCTTTCTTCGTAACACCCATTACCATTGTGTCTTCTGACTTATCACAAGGAACTAATCCACCATTTCTCCATACTACTATTGTTCCTGTTTCTTCTTTACCGATTCCTTTACTTCTTAATCCGGTTTCAAATACAGCTCCAACGGTTGTTTGAACTGCAAATACATCATTCCACCTTTTACTTGAAGAACCTAAATCAACTACATTATCAGCAAATGGAAGTATTGAACCAGATATTTGAACTCCTCCGTCAGAACCATCAATAGTTGCTCTAATTGCATTACCAGTAATTATACTGAAATCGTGTGCTCCTACCGTACCGACTACTGCTTGTGACCCGTGATTTGCATTTAATCTAATATCTCTTGTTCCGTCTGAAACTTTTAATTGGTTTGTTAAGAAGTTTGAATTACTTCCTATTTCCATTTGACCACTTGCTTTAATTGTTCCAACTGCCTCTACTCTACCAAATGAACCAGTAGAATCAATACCACCCGATACTTCGGTTAATGTTGCTAAACTATATTGGTCGGCTTCAATTTTACCAAATGAGGCTGTTGTTTCTATTGAACCACTTAGTGATTTACCACTTGTTAATTTTAACCAAGATGTTGCGTTTGTTGCAATATTAAATTCATCAGAACCGTGGTCGTATTCTATGTATCCTCTCCAATTATCATTTGCTCCTCTACCATCTGCGAAAGAAAGAACTCCTTTACCATCTGTTGTATCCGAAACGATTTGTATTCCTGTATATCCCGAAACACTTGGGCCTCCAACCATCATTTGATGAGCTGAACCTGCGATTCCACCAGTTCCGGTATCACCAACGGCTAACATTGGATTACCTCCGTTTGATGCAATTGAACCAGATATGTAAACTTGTCGTGGAGCTGTTAAATTTAAATCTCCTTCACTTCCGTCTAATGTTAGGTAAGCAGTTGTTCCACCAGAACCATTATCAGATTCTAATATAACATCTCCATCGTCAGTATTATTTCTTATATATAAATTCCCAGTATAGTTATAAATAAGAGAATTTGTTCCATCGTGATACATTTTAAAATCTGTACCACCACCGAATTGTGCTTCAACATTATCTGCAAACAACATACTTTTCTGAACAGTAGTATGTCCTAAACCACCATCTAATGTTAGGTAAGCAGTTGTTCCACCACTTCCGTCATCTGACTTAAGAATTATATCTTTATCATCTGCCTGATTTTCAATTTCTATATCACCTGTGATATTAACGAATTTAGCAGCTGTAGAACTATGATATAAAAGTATATTGCCTGATGCTCCAACTTTTAATGCCTGATTCCAATTAGGTAACATTACATTACCGATTTCACTTGAGTCTATTTTAAGAGCAGTTAATATCGTTCCACCGTCATTAACCGAGAATAAAATGTCTTTATCTGATGCACTTGATGATATGTGTAAATCACCAGTGGTGTTATTTATGTAAGAATTAGTTCCGTTGTGATATACTTGTAAATCAGCACCAGTTCCAAATTCAAATTTTACATTGTCTAATATGTATGCTTTTTTATCAAATTGTATTCTTTCAGCACCACCATCTAATGTTAGGTAAGTCGCAACTCCTCCACTACCATCATCTGTTTTAAATATAATATCAGAATCGTCTGCTCTATTTTGGAATATTAAATGTCCAGTATAATTGTCAGCACCGAAACTATTTGTTCCATTGTGATAAACTTGTAAATCACTTGAAGCACCATACATACTTTTAATACTATCAGCAAACCTCATATTTTTTGCTACATCAATCAATGTTGAACCACCATCTAATGTTATGTAAGCAGTTACTCCACCACTTCCATCATCTGACTTTAAAACTATATCTCCATCATCTGTATTGTTGATGATGTTTAATTGTCCAGTATAGTTTTCTACAAATGAATCTGTACCATT